TAACCTTTCTGGGTGCTCACCCGATTGAAATGAACGGGCAGTTCACTGGAGCTCTAAAGAAGGAGACACTTGAAGAAACACTGCATTGGACAAGAAATAAAAATCTGACAATCTACCAGGAAGCAAAAGCCGCCATTGAGTTATCATCCGTATGGGGTGAGGATTATTATAATTCTTACGTGGAAGAAGTCAACAGTGCATTACATAATGCAATGTGCGATATGGTACCCAAAGTCGGCTGGCGTGAAATGGTAAAGATTGTTTGTTCAAGAACTGCTGCTTCTAATTCACAGTTTTCCTACGGTTTCGTAGCACAGGGTCCACCTGTGAATTCTTTGGTAAAATTAAATGAGGATAAGCGCGTTAGTGCGACCCTCATTGGAGTTAAAGATCCATCCAAATTATCAAAGAAGGCTGTGAATGAAGAAGCAATGGGATTGCAGTTTGGAACTGAATCGAATGTCTTTCGAACTGAGTTTACTTGGAGCAATGACCAGGCACCAGAGAGCGGGGCAATCGCTAGTTTCGATGTACCTTTTGGTATTTTGGGACTTGGTGATCCACAAAATCTTCAAAATATGCCTTTTGACCGCTTTGCTTATTGGAAGGGAGATGTAGAATTACATTTCCAAATAAATGCAACTCCTTTCCAACAAGGTTTAGCAGCCGCATATTTTATGCCCCTTGCCAGTTATGAATCCGAGTTGGCGAATGTCACATCTAATGAATATGTGTTCGTACAACCTGATCAAAACGCGACCTATACTTTAAGGGTTCCCTATAAGTATTTAAGGTCAGTTATGAATACAATTGCGCGCGACACAGAGTCATTAGGGACTGTCTATTTCGTCCCTCTCAGTTCGTTAGTAGGAATAAATGTAGACTCATTGACAGTGACAGTTTATTCTTCATTCCCAGATTTCATCTGCATTCGATAATTTTTTCTTTCTACTTTTCATTACTGTTTGTTTTTTTAGAATTTTTCTTTTTGTGTAATTATTCTTTATTTTTTTTTTCAAGTTTAGATTTATATTTATTTTATTTGAGTTTTTTTGTTTTAGTGCTGGATTCAGTCAATCTTGTTTGTGGTTTTGGGTTTTATAGATTTTTTTATTAGTTTGTTTAGCATTTGCCTCTATTTTTTTTTGTCTTGGCTTTGTTGGTCGATTTGAGTTTGGTTGTCTTATGTTAGTTTTGAAATTAAGTACTCTGTTTGCTTTGAAGTAGTGTTTGTTTACTATTTATGTGTGATGTGGG